TTGTTAACCCGTCGCTCTTATTTCTCGAACACCTGAAAAAAACCGGCGATCTACGCTAAAATCGCAGCATCTGATCTGCGGGGGATATTGAAAATGGGACGCATAGACAGGGTCGAGCGAATCCGCCAAGTAGAGCTCAAGCTCCGAGAGCACGGTTGGAACGGGCCATGGATAGAGGAGTTCGCCGCCGAGATTGGCGTCAGCGCTCCAACGATTCGCCGGGATCGCCAAGTCGTAATCGCCTACATCAAGGCGGAGAATCTAGGCAGTCGCGAAGATCGCCGCGCCAAGTTTCTCATCGAGCTTGAGAGCGACATCACCGCCACTAAGGCCGCCGGCAAGCTGTCCGCGCTGGTCGGATTCCGCAATCTTCAGCACAAGATTCTTGGTCTCGATATAGCTCCCCCCGAGCTCCCCGATCCAGACGCCGAAGAGGCAGAGGTCGAGCCAACCCTGAAAGGCACGCTGATAGAGGTCCGTAAGCTCCGCCTTGATGCCGTCTCAAGAGGGTCTTTAGTCGCCGCAGAAAAGCTGCTCGGGCGTGAGCTTGAGATCGTGGCCGAGATGGAAACCGAGAGGAAAAGGCTCGAAGAGCTCAAGGCCAGTGTGGCCACAGATGACGCTATCCTCCAGCAGTTCACATCGGCGATCAACGACCTGCCCGATGCAGTGGTTGACCGGCTCATTGTCGCACTCGAAAAACGAAAGACCACGTAGTGCTCGCCGCTCTCTCACTGCTGGGATCAGTGGAGGCTCTCAAGAGGAGGGTGCTCAACAGTCCGCTTGAGTATTTTGACTGGCTGCACTCCCAAGATGTCTATCACCGGTGCGGCGACAAGCGAGTTCTTTACCGCACCGGCAACCAGAGCCTAGGCAAGACAACCGCTGGCCTGGCCGGTTGTGTTTGGCGCGCCACCGGGACTCACCCCCATCTCACGACAGCTACACCTCCAGTTGAGATCTGGGTCATCACCGCGAGCTGGCTCCAGAGCGTCGTGATTCAGGAGAAGCTCTGGAATCTTGCCCCGAAAGACCAAGTCGACCCGGCGACTATCTTCGACCCGATCCGAGGCTTCAAAGGCAAAAATCCAGCCCTGAAATTCAAGAATGGCTCCATCATCAGGATCAAGACCACCCAGCAAGGCGGCCTGAATCTAGCGAGCGCGACCATTCATCATGCTCTTTTTGATGAGCCGCCGATCTCCAGCCGTATTTATGGGGAGGTCTGCAAAAGGGTGCAGTACACAAACGGGACCGTTCATCTCACCATGACGCCGATCAACGCTGACTGCACCTGGATAGAGGAGGAGGTCAAGGACGGCAAGCTCACCGATCTCCACTTTAGGCTAGAGCCCGAGAACCTGATCTTTGTTGGCTCAGGCAAGACGATGAGACTGGAGGACGGCTCACCTTGTGATGAGGCATGGATCGAGAGGATCGAGAGGGGATCCTTAAGCTGGGAGGTGCCGGTAGTCGTCCATGGTGAGTGGGAGATGAGGGCGGTGGATCGGCTCTTCGAGAACTTCCACGCCGAGCTCGTGATCCCTGATCTGATGAGCTCCAGCGTGGCACCCACCGGCCGCCTTGAGCTCTACGTGGGGCTCGACTATGGCGCGGATCGTCTCCGGACAGTCGGCCTGCTTGTCGGGATAGATCGCAGCGACAAGGAGAACACGAAAGTCTACATCTTGCGCGAGTACGCCCCGACCAGCAGCTCCACCACCAAGATGGACGCGATCGGCCTGCTCACGATGGTCGCCAGCGCTGGCATCAAGTGGCATGAGATCGACGAGGCCTGGGGAGACAAGCGCTACACCGACGCGAAAGGCCGGATCACGCGAAAGAGTAACGCGATGATGACCACCGCCATCGAAAAGGAGCTCGCCCTCAAGCGTGGCATCAAGCCCGCCTTCAGGGGCGCCAAAAAAGGCATCGGCGGGGGCGCTGGAGCTGTCATGCTCGGGGTGCGTTGGATCAACAATCGCCAGATCACACCGGGCTCATTCTACATCGACGCCAGCTGTGTCTGGACAATCGAGAGCCTGGCCAAGTGGGATGGGACGAGTCGATCCAAGTACAAAGACGCCATCGACGCGCTACGTTATGGCCTACGCAGCCTGATCTATCCGCGCACTCGCCACATGCCTCGTAGTCACAGGCAGGTTTTTTAGATATACTCTCAAAGAGGTAAGTCATGCTTGAGAACAGACCCCAACTACCTAATGAGTTCGAGCAGCTCCGAGCTGAACATCAGGCGCTCCGCACTCGGATGCTGGGCGGCCGCTGGGATAAGGATTTGGAGAAGATCATCGGCGCTCACATCTCGGAGGATCGGCGCTCGACGTGGGGGATCCCTGATGGATCCCGCAACCCGTTCAAAGCGATCGCTCAACAGATCGGCGGGGTGCTCTACCTCAGCCCTCCAGCGATCATACCTCCAGATGACTCTGGCGAGGCCTTGCTTAAGATCGTTCGAGACGCCGGCTACTGGTCACTAGCTCAACGTGTCAGCACTGATCTGGTTGGGCTGCGCGAGATCCCAGTGAGGCTCGACTACACCGAGCGCGGTGGGATGATCTACAAGCCGATCCCGCCTGACCTCACCGTCATTAGAGATACTCCGGACGCACCAGGTGTCCCCGCTTTTTACATGGAGCTCCAGACCAGGACTAGGCCCGGCGCCAAAGAGCAGGAGTGGGTCTGGGAGATCTTGGACATCACGGATCTGGACAACCCGAGCCATGTCATCATGGACGCAGATCGTGAGGAGGACCTCACTGCGATCTACATGGGTAAGGAGATGAGCGGCGACGACTACCAGTACAGAGACTCGTCCGGTAAGGCCTATCTGCCCGTCGTGCTCTACCACGCCGAGACCACCGGGCGGATCTGGGACTCATGGTATGGGATCGAGACCGTCAAGGGCTCGCTCACCGTTGGAGTGCTCCTCACTTTTTGGGTTCACGGGATTCGAGACGGCTCGTTTGCCACCGTGCTCCTGGTCAACGGCCGGGTAGTCGGCGCGGAGATCACAAACTCCGAGGGCATGGTAACGCAGGTCATCTCCGCAGAGCCCGGCGCGCTGATGGAGGTAGCGATACAGGACGAGGGGATCCAGCCGCAGGTCGTCCAGCTCAAGCCGGGCATGGATCCAGAGAAGACCATGACCGCCATCGGTATGTATGAGGCTGGGCTGTCATCTTACGCCGGAGTCTCCGCGGCTGACATCTTACGCACCGGCGCCGATCCCCGATCTGGTATCTCGTTGAGCATCTCTCGCGAAGGCCTCCGCGATGCTCAAAAGAGGATGGCCCCCCAGCTCTCAAGGTCGGACGCAGAGCTAGTCTCCAAAAGCGCGATGATGGTCAACAGGGCCACAGGGACTAGTTACCCAGAGACTGGCTACACGGTCACCTACCCGAGCTTGCCCTTGAGCGCCGCCGAGACCACCGCGCTGCGCGACGATCTCATCATCAAGATTGAGCAGGGGCTCATGAGCAAAATCGACGCCTACAGGATCCTGAATCCAGGCGTCGACAGAGCGCAAGCTATTCTCGCGCTCAAGAAAATAATGACTGACAACGCGGCACTGTCCGCACCACCGGCGCTAGTTTAGCGCCAACCTGGAGAGGGTAAATGGCAATAGAGAAAACGTTTGAGGACAAAGTTTGGATCCTCAAGGCTGATGTTGAGGGCATCGTCACCGATCGCGTCAAGAAGGTCTCGGACAGATCCAACGACTGGAAGGCAAAAGCTGAAGACTTCCAAGTGAAGTACCAAGAGGCCGCCACCCGCGCCACCACGGCAGACACCCTGGCAGCACAAATCACCACTCTTCAAGGAGAGCTCACCCAGAGCAAGGGCGCCATGTCTCGGTTCACCGCCGCGTCCAAAGCTGGCATCACCGACGCCGACACGATCGACCTCCTAGAGTTCAGCCATAGCAAATCTCAAGTAGGCGTAACTGAAGCTGATCAGCAAGACTTCGCTGCCTGGATCGGCGCCAACAAGGCCAAGCCAGAGAGCGCACCCGCAGCGCTGCGCCACCTGTTTGCGGCCGACGGTCAGCCCCCGGCACCAGGTGCCCCACCTGCACCCGCGCCAACTCCAGGCGCACCCTCCACTCCAGGCGCAGCGCCCGCTGCTCCACAGCAAAGGCAACCCTGGGCTAGCCCGTCAACTGGCCAGGCCCCTGCGCCTCCAGCCCCTGCAGGTGGCCTAACTCCGGACGCAATCAACGGAGCCCAGACCATGGATCAGCTTCAAGCCCTGATTGCCCAAAGAAAATAAAGTGGCCGCGCCGCTAAAGAGCGTGGTAGAGTGAGAGAGCAAGCCGACGGTAGCACCGGTCATCAGCGATAACGGCTCAAAGAAATCGCTAACCAGGACTGACTACCATGGCTATGACCTCCTTTACCCTCGCGCAGATCGTCGCAGAGGGCCTCTTGATGGACCTCGCGCTTGCTGAGAAGTTCGTCCAGATCGCGCTCACTGACACGATGGATCTGTTTGCGACCAACGTCATCTCCTACGTGGGTGACGCTAGTGGCGCCGGATCTAACGTGCTCCGTTCCCGCCTGATCGGGCTCGGATGGAATCTCCCGATGGAGGCGACAGTCGCTGAGACCACGACTGTTACCGCTAGCTCTGTAGACGGCACGTACACTGATGTCACCGTGGCAAGGCGCGCTCTCCGTCTGGATGAGTCCGGTTTGGCTCAGATCGTTGGTGGACGCTTGGGCTTTGATCCTGTCGCGCTGGGCCAGACCATGACCGACTCCTTCCTGGCTGGGCGCATGGGTGCCTTCGGTGTGGCGATCGCAGCCGCGACCAACAACATCACCTCCGCCTCCATGGGTGATGTTGACGACCTCTTCGACATCATCGACGAGTTCGCCCTCAACGGCTACCACGGGGAGCTCGTCGGAGCCCTCCACCCAACTACGCAGGCGAGTATTCGAGACTCACTCCGCGGCGAGGTAGGCCCCATCGCTTATCGCGGTGACGTTCAGGCGTTCAAGGCCATGGGTGTTGAGCAGATCCTAGGCATCACCATCATGCCGACGCTCAACGTCACCACCAACGCGGGCAATTTTGAGAATGCTGTCATGGCTCCAGGCGCTATCGGCTATGGGATCGGCTCGCCTAACCGGATCATGACCACGCAGAAGACGATGAAGGCGGCAGGGATGCCTATGGTGATCGATTTTGAGAAGGACGCTTCGAGCGACAACTTGAAGATCATCGGTAACGGCTACGACGGCCAATCCATCAGAGAGCAGGCCCGCATCGTCGGTCTCCTCGCAAGCACCACATAAAATCTTGGGGTCTGGCTGGGATTGGTCTGCCCTCTCCCAGAGCGGCCCTGGCCTACCCCATCACCTTCCTGGAGAGGATCTCACCATGGCTAAAGACTTCATCGCCACCCCCACTGTAGACGCTGACGGCTTCGCACCCGCGACCCCGATCACGTCGAGAGCTCAAGGGCGAAAGCTCCCCAACATCACAGGGCACAGTGTCCCGTTCTATCTGAGTCACAACCCCTCCTCTTGGGATCTGGCCAAGGTCGGCGACAAGAACGTTCTACTACCGACCTTGAAGAAGATCCAGCACATGCCTGGCGTCAACGTCGTCTCGCAGGGCAAGAACGACGGCGACATGCCCATCACTACCGCCCTCCGGACACGGCTAGAGGATCAGGGCTGTGTCACTCTCAGCGTGCACATGGACGAGTACCAGGTCACTATCGCCAGCGCTAAGGGCTCCGCCTATTTTCTCAAGTGGGAGAGAGTCAAGACCTACCCCGACGGTCGCTTTGAGGTCATCTTCGACAAAGAAGCTTACGACACCTGGCGCCTAGAGCTTGTCGAGCGCGGCACCATCGAGCCCATCAGAGACTACGTGATGGAGCGCATGAGCAGGCGCCTCAAGAGACGTGGCATGAGGATCGAGAAAGACGTCCACCTGCCCATCGCCAAGCGCCAACTCGTCGCACAGCAGGCACAGATCGAGCAGCTACGCCAGGCCAGTAAGGGGACTCCCAATGGGTGAGCGACACGACGGCCGCGAGATCATCAAGAACGTCACCAAGCGACTGGTCAAGTCGGGCATGAGTCCAGAGCTGGCCCGCAAAAAGGCCACAGAAACCCGCATCAGACGAGAGCAAAAAAGTAAATGAGCAACGAGGAGACCATCTACACAGTCAGGCAGGCCTATCCAGATTATCTGGGGCGAGGCCGGGCTCAAGTTGTGTCTCTGCCCATCTACCGAGACGGAGAACTCGCCGCTCCCTCTGCCGGCACGTTCACGCTGTACGATCAGGGCACCACGGTCCTTGAGACAGGTGCCGTCACCATCTCTGGCAACGTTGCCAAGTACAGCATCCCCGCAGCGTCGATCCCGTCAACACTGACGCTAGGGCACGGCTACCGTGAGGAGTGGGATCTCACTCTTGCAGATGGCGTCACTAAGCCCTTCAGGCGCGACGCCGCACTCGTGCTCCACGCTCCACACCCGGTCATCACCGACGAGGACATCGACGGATACACCGACCTTGCCCGACAACGAGCGGCCGATGAAACTACCTGGCAAGGCTATATCGACGAGGCTTGGAAGAGGATCATCGGTCGCCTAGAGGGTCAGGGTGTCTTCCCAGATCGCATCATCACCTCGTGGAGTCTCAGAGAGGTCCACCTTGAGCTCACGTTCTACCTGATCACGTCTGACTTCGCTCGGACCGCTGGTGGACGCTGGACCGAGATCGCTCCGACCCACAAGGACGCCTACGAGCAAGGCTGGGATCGTCTCCGATTTGTCAAAGACACCTCCGGAGACGACATCGCCGAGGATCCCCAAAAATTGAAGCCAGCGTCCAAGGGCGTCACGTTCGTCAACTCCGCGCCGACACACCGCTACCCTAGCGGATGGGGCTTCTAATGGCCGCCTCAAAAACAGTCGCCGAGGTCCGTCAGTACGTCGCCGCAGCTATCGCTACCGGGATGGTTGCCGACGGCTGGCAAGAGTCCACGATCCCCTTTGACCTGTTCCTTTCTGGCGAGGCCGACAACCTCTCACACAAGGCCTACGCGGTAGGTGTCCCCGCCACCGATCCCTACGAGCTTGATCGTCAGCGCCCGAAGATGCCGGTAATGACAGTCGTCGGGATCAAGTGGAGCTACAATCTCGCCGCCAACGATCAGGTCTCAAGCTACGACGACGCTCTCAACAAGGAGCGCCAGATCCTGCAAGCTCTCTCTGTAGCGAGACGATCAGAGATCATGCTAGCGTTCTCGACGGTCACCCGGATCGTCACCGACGAGACCTGGATGCTTGGCGAGATTACTCTCCGAGCTCACCACCTTTTAGATATTAGTCCCTAACCAAGCTGCCCGATATCGGGTGTTATCCCTGGAGGATAAATGGCTAACGCGCTCTTCAAGCTCTCCGCGAATTTCCGCAATCGCATTATCAAGTCGGCTGGCTTACGCCTCGCTGACGCGGCAGGTCGTGACACCACCACATACTACGAGATGATGACCGGGACAGGCGTACCCTCTGGCGCCTACCACCTGGCCACCGGCAACGCCGCGGTCTACTTTCGCGAGGACGCCGCCGACATCGCGACCTCTGTCTATTACACCGTCGACGGCGGAACCACCTGGGCGACCTCTGCCTCTGTGTTTGCCTCCACTGCTGGCGCTGGACTCATCGGGATCCTTGACGCTCTCGGGATCATCACGGCCACAGACGTTGAGGGGGCGCTCGCTGAGAACCGCCAAGCCATCGACGTGCTTGAGGCTGTTGAGCGCCCATGGCCTATCTCGGCGCTTGGTCCTTGGGCCATCGACGGAGACGCAGCGGCCACTAACGGCGCTGGTCTTGTAGGGGTCGCTCCCGCGCTGGTGCCCGTAGCTCCAGACAACGCGTTCTGCTTTGACTTCACGAACTCCGAGTACAACCTCCTGTCAGTGACATCAGGCGGCACCGACTACACGGCTGACTTCCAGATCTTCTCCGACACGTTCGCAGACGGAGACGCCTTCTACGTTGGCAACTCTGTGCCTTTCTGCGAGATCGCGACAGACGTTACCGCCACGGTGGGCGTGTACGGCGGCGCTGCGATCACTCCAGAATACTGGAACGGCGCGGCTTGGGTCACTCTCACGCTGGCCATTGACAACACAGGCACCACGGGCACCACGGGCACCACCTACGCCGAGCGCGACGGGGCCACGTCCTTCGTGCCTCCAGCGGATTGGGCCTCAACTACGGTCGACGCCTTCACTGGTTTTCTGGTCAGGTTCAGGGTCACCACCACAGCCAACGTCACTACCCCGGCAGTCCTGGCAGACGAGCCCTCACTAGTCACTCCAGATCTTGACAGCGCTATCCTTACTCCAGCCTCGGCGACCATCACCGCCCTGCACCTGGCCAGCGCGTTCATCACGCCAGGGACGGCCAACGACACCAAGTTTATTTTAATGAACTACACGACCGGACAGCACTCCGGTGAGCTCACCTGGCCACAGGATACCAGAGCTTACAACTGGTCCGCGCTGGCGCTCGCAGTGAACGCCTTCGACACGTTGGGCTTCATGGTCACAGCTGAAGACGGTACCAACGAGCATCTCAATGTGGTTGGCTCTGTCAACGTCTCCATCTAAGAGGTAAATTATGGCCGTATCTGAAGTACTCAAACATCTCTACGACGGCAGCTTAACGCTGATCGACGGCACCGCTGTCACGCCCATCGAGCTGATCATCCCGTTCACGATCGGCGACTTCTCGCTGTCCGGTTTGGTCGCTGATCAGCGGGACATCAAGATCTACAAGATCCGAGGCATCAAGCAGTCGATCCGACTAGGTGAGGAGACGGAGCCCACCGGTTCATTCTCCTGCGACGTCGCCGAATATTCGGACGCTGCCGGCTTCACCGTCACCGATTTCGTTCTCCAGCAGGCCGCATACAGCGCCAACGTCTCCACGTTGACCAACTGCGGCGAGGTCTACACGATGAACATCGTATGGACCGTCGAGGGGATCGACTGTGGAGACGCAACCGATCACGTCATCACCTGTACCAACTGTCGGGTCACCATGGACATGAGCGAGGGCGAGCCTAACACGCTGTCCTTCTCGTTCGTGGTTCTCGGTACCGTCACCATGACATAGCCCAGCCGGGCATAACCAAGGCCCGGCTCTTGTCGGGCTTTTTACTCGCACCCTGGAGAGGGACCCATGAAGAAGATCACGCTGAAAGGCATAGAGATAGAGATCGCCCCACCTAAGAGCTACGCCACTTGCTGGGACGTCGCACAGTTCGGGCTCCGCAACCGAGACCGTGCTCTATCGGCGGCCCTCTGCCTGAGTCTGCCCGTCAAGAGCTTCCCCGGCGAGTCCCGAAAGAACCCGCGCCCTAGCCTTGTCGGTGCCGACTTCAATCTCGGCGTCTTGGGCGGGATGACTACTGACCAGCTCATCAAGGCTGGCGTCACGATGGGCGAGATCCAGATCGCAGGCGTCACAGCCTACACGATGATCACCAACAGCATCTATGGCGCTAAGGAGCTGGCAGACTCCGAGGATTTTATCGATCCAAACGAGGAGGGGTAGACCGCATGATCCTGGACCTCTGCCACTCATGGCATCAGGACCCAGACTGGTTTTGGTCCAAGCCGATGGAGGATCAGGTGCAGCTCCTTGGTTGGTGGCGAGCTCGCTGGCCAGCAGCAAAAAAGCGCAAGCTCTCCAAAAAAGTCAAGACGTCCGACGCAGGGCGCGACTTCTGGTTGAGCTGATGGCGGTCAGGCAACGAGTCTTCAGCCAGGGTGGCATCTCAGTGGTCCTTGACGGCGAGCTCGAAGCCTATGTTGAGGCCATGCTTGATGAGGCGACTAAGGCCGTCGTCTCAAAGATGGAAGATGAGATGGAGGCCGTTCTCGATGCCGCGCTCAAGGAGTGGCCCACCAAGAGCGGCAGATCCAAGGCCGGCTTCAAAGTAGTCACAAAGATCTCACGCGCTGGCGTTGAGGTCAGCATCGTCAATAGCCAGAGCTACGCGCATAAGATCCGCTACAGCGCATACACTAAGGCTGAGCTGGACACGTGGGGCAAGACCCCGCAGCTGAAGGCTCGGGCTAAAAGAGTCCACGGCGACGGCGCGCCAAACGAAAAGCTGACAATGAAATCTGTGTGGTCAGAGCTGATCGCCAAGCCAACCCGAAAACTCGAAAAGAAGCTAGCCAAGGATCTTGAAAAAGAGCTCCTTGGCCTATCCAGTAGGATCTAACATGGCCGGCAAATCCAGCATCAGTATCAGAGCCGAGCTCTCCGCCTTCCGCAAGGACATGGCTAAGATCCCAGGCATCTCCGCCGCCGAAGCCAAGCGCATGGCCAAGGCGATGGCTAAGTCGATGAAGCTGGCCGAGAACGCCAGCAAGAAAGCCAGCAAGAACACCACGAAAGAATGGAAGAAAACCCAAGGCCAGATGGCGTCGCTCGGTAAGGCCGTCGACAAGACCGCGCTCGCATTTACGGCGATGGGTGCTGCTGCCGTCGCCGCTGTCGGGATCGCCTCCATCAAGGTTGGCTCTGAGTTTGAGTCGCAGATGGCCAAGGTGCAGGCCGTCACCGGCGCCACGTCCGAGGAGATGGCGCGGCTGGAGAAAAAAGCGCGAGACATGGGTAAGGCGACCCTGTTCAGCGCGACCCAATCGGCGCAGGGTATCGAGGAGCTGGGCAAGGCTGGCCTAACCACATCAGAGTCTATCACCGCCCTTGATTCTGCCCTGTTTTTTGCTGGCGCCACCGGGCAGGAGATCAACGAGAGCTCGACGGTCCTAGTCAGCACAATGAAGCAGTTCGGCTTGGAAGCTTCAGACGCCACTAGGATCACCGACGTCTTCAGCCTTTCGATGCGGACCTCACTCTTTGACGCCGAGTCACTAAGCGAGGCCATGAAGAAGGCGGGCACCACCGGCTCTGGCTTCGGCATGACGCTCGAAGAGACGACCGCCGCCCTGGCTGCGTTTGCCGATCTTGGTCTGGCTGGTTCTGTCGTTGGTACCAACTTCAACTCGATGATGATCGCCGCTGCCAAGGGGACTCAGCAAAGCGCCGCCGCGCTCAAAAAGTACGGGCTTGTTCAAGACGACATCAACCCAGAGCTACACACCGCAGGCGAGCTCCTGCAGATCGTCGCAGACCACAGCATCACCGCCGGCGACTCGATCCGGATCTTCGGCACGAAGGCTGGAGCCAACATCGCCAAGATCGGCGAGTCCATCAGATCTGGCAAGACCGACATCGAGGGCTACACCGACGCGCTCATCGGGTCCGCTGGAGCTACGGCCACCGCGTACGACATCATCTTGGATACGGTCTCAGCTCGGATGCAGATCGTGGGGTCGTCCGCTCAAGACCTGCTCATCACCATATTTGATTCTTACGCTGCGCCGCTGACAGAGGTCCTTGACGAGATCCCCGCGTTCATCGGGCAGGTCACTACCGCTTTCGAGGCCAGCTCTGATGAGATAGAGGCATTGACCGGTGAGTCCCTAGGCAACCTCAGCGACTGGCTCAAGAACGAGGGGCCACAGTTCGCCGCGTTTGCCGCTGACACCGCTGTCGCAGTCGCCAAGGTCTCGGTAGAGCTCTCTAAGGTCCTGCCCTATCTCAAGGACATCTCGATCCTAGTGGGGACAGCGTTTGCGGCCGCCAAGGTCTACCAGATGGTCAAGGCTGTGCAGGCGGCCACGCTGGCTATCAGAGCGTTCGGGGTCTCTGGGGTGGCTGCTATGGGGCCGGTGGGCCTCGCTATTGCTGGCACGGCTGCTGCGGCTGCTGGACTCATGATCATTTTTGACCGGATGGAGAAACAGATCATAGCCCAAGAGAACAGGGCCATGAGCTCAGGCCAAGAACGCATCGACCTGATTGACGCTGATTTAGCGGCTCAGAATAAGTTGGCCGATGCGGCTTTTGCACACGCTGTGATAAACCGTAACGCCTCAGAGGAGGTCGTTAATGAGAAGATGGCAGAGGTGGCCGCGATCAATCGTAAGATCCAGCTTCTCGAAAATGAGCGACAGAACGAAGTAGAAACGATGGAGGCGCGAGCAGCCCACACTGCGACGCTGGAGGAGCAGCAAAAGGCCGCCGAAAAACTAGCCAAGGAGTTGGGTAAGCCTGTCGTGATCCCTCCTCTCTCCGGCGACGGGCCCGAAGGGCCAGAGGACAATACCGAGCAGATCAAAGCCCAAGAGCAGCTCGCCGCCATGGCCCAGCGCGCCTCGGATGCCACGCTCACCGCTAGCCAGCTCATCCAGATCGAGCGAGAGCGGGAGATCGACCAGCTGATGGAGCTGGGCAAGGTCAGCGGAGACATGGCTCTGGCAGATGTGGCCGCCGCTGATGTCAGGGCAGAGGCAGAGGTTAGGCTCGCAGATCTCCGGACGGAGCTAGCTAAGAGGCAGGACGCAGAGCGACAGGCAGCGCTTGACGCCAGCATGGCCGCAGACGCTGAGCTCTACGACGCGAAAGTATCACTGGCCCAGAGCTCGCTAGGAACAATCGAGTCTCTTTCTCGGCGCGCATCACAGGCCGAGGGTGAGCACGCGATGCTCTCTTTTGTGATCGCTCAGGCCTCAGCCGTCAGCCAGATCGCGATCAACACCATAGTGGCAGCGTCTAGGTCACTCGCAGAGCTCGGCCCAATAGCCGGGCCAATAGCTGCGGCGGGTATGGGAGTCGCTGGCGCTGGACAAGCTGCCGCCGTGCTGTCAGAGAGCCCTCCATCATTCTACACGGGTGGCTTCACATCTGCTGCACAGTCGCCGGACGCCATACCAGCGACCCTCCACCCCAACGAGGCGGTGCTCAATAAGACCGGCCGAAAGGAGATGGGAGACGACGCCATCAGGCGGGCTAACCGCGGGCAGTCTGACTCTACGCCCTCCATGACCTTTCGGGTCGACGGTAGAGAGTTCGGGTCCATCTCGGCGCGGCAAGCTCGGCAAGGTGGTAGACTGTCAGAGGAGCTAACACGTAGGTCAGGCCGGCTAGGCAGGAGAGCGAGATAATGGGTACAGACAGATCAGGTGACAGCCTACGAGGGATCCTTGTCCCCGATCCAAGGCGCGAGTTCTGGCCAGGCCAGTCAGGCGAGTACGCGCTTGGGGTAAAGATCTCCAAGCTCAACTCGATGACACCCATCGCAGGCATACCCGAGCCAGCGCAGAGCACCGCCATGGGCCTCAGGG